AAAAATAACGTCAGGAATATTTGAAGGAAACTTTAATCTCTTTGGCATGAAGCCGCTTTTGATAAGCGAAGCGATAGACAAGGGCAAGTTTGCACACCTGCCCGATAGAGAACAATCTATAATAAAAAATCTAGCTGGAAGAATGGCTATAGATGACCCAGTATCTAAGTCTATAGGTTTCAATAAACTAGAAGGAGTTTACCAAACAAGGTCTGGACAAACGTTAGATTTTAGCTCAATCAAAACAACATTTAAAAACGTTGCGAATTTCTTCGCCTCAGACCTACACATACCTATCATTAAACTTAACCCAGCAGATTTGTTTGGTCGCAGGTCATTTGCCGAAATGGCACAAAAAGGACCACTACAGTATTCACCTGGATCAACAGTTCAACCATTTGGCGATCTTCCTGGTAGCAGAGCAGACTTTCACATCTGGCATGCTACCAAGGGAACTAAAGGTAAAATAACTTCTTATTCAACAAATGAATTTTCTGGAGAAACTTTTGGAGAAACGCTAAGGGGAACTTACCGACCATTGCCAACTAGAAGTACTGAAATGCTCACCAAGCATGCACGCTTTGCTGCTGGCATGCCTGGGACACCTGCCTATGACATAGATGGACAATCTGGTTCAAAGTTTTTAGATTTTGTCTTAGGTAATTCTGAAAGGTCAAGACGATTTAAAAATGCAATGGACATTGATGCTGATCAACCAAACTCATTGTTTGGCTTGCTCTCAAGGTTCCGCAATAGATCTCAAGATATAAATAACCCTCAAGTTATGTCTCGCCTTTTAAGTGGCGAAGAAGTGATGATGAAAGAGGGTGGAACTAGAAAAGCATTTAAATTAGATAGAACTGGCGACAGATATAATTTAATAGATTCAACTGGAAAAGTTAGCAGCACATATAGTGAATCTGAAATACTAAAAGGCGCTGATATATTCAGAAAAAGAACTTTTGGTTACGGCTACACAGATGATGTAATGAAGGAGCTTGAGGAAGCAGCCCCTCAAACCTTTACAAGACCTGGTTTAGGTAGAGTATCAGAAGTCAGAACCGCTCAGCAAGCAAGAGATGTGGTTGCTCGACTAGAAGAAATGAAGCCGTTGCTCTCTGCGCAAGCTAGAGAAAGAGGAATTGATACAAGGTTCTTAGAAGAATCTTATTCAAGAATAAGAAACATAGTTAAAGATTCTGACTTAGCTGCCGCCTCATTGTCTTCAAGTAAATCATCGACAATCACAACTAGACTTGATGAATTAAAAAACGAAATATTTAGATATGTTTCGCAAACAAACGCAGTCCTGGGGCAGGGTGGATCTAGCACCGAGAGCATGTTCGTTAGTATACAAAATGTATTAACAAACTTAAAAAAATCTATGCCAGCCTCAAAGTACGCAGAAGCACAAGCGGCAGCACTTTCAACGCTATTTAATATCAGTGCGTACAGAACTTTTAATCAATCTATTTCTTCTGAACAAAATGCAAGAAATGCAGTTGAAGCTTTATTAAGTCTCACCACATCTAGTTCTTCCGGCGGAGCAGCAGCTAGGTCATTGTTTGACCCATTTACGCGTGGAACAGAGTCTTTAATAGCTAGCAATCTAAGAAGGCCGTTCAATGCACTGTCACCTTTGGGCAGAAGAAAATTTGGAACAGCGGCATTTAAGCCAAGTGAATTTAGCATAGACCCATTGGGTTCTGGCCAATCTATTACTTTTGTACCAACGTTTGGAACTGTTTTTGATAAAAATCCATTTGGAGCAATCAAAAGTGCATTAGGAGTTGGCACTTATAAAAATCCGCAAGATTATTCTGTAGCCGGGACTGCAGTTTCTCAAGGTGTTGAGCGTTTGAATAGATATTTCGGCACGCTAGGAATGCAACTAGATACATCTAGGTTTAATGGTCCTCTTGATTTGTATATGCGTGGTATGGTTGGCAAAAGAGTTCTTCCTATTTTTGCGGCTGGAACAACAGCGATGACAGTGGACAGGACAATAGGTGGGTATAGTCAGCCAAAAGATAAAGATGGAGAAAGAGTTTATTCACCGTTTTTCACAACTAAAGCAGCTCGTGGAGTAGTTGAAGCAAGGTCAATTCTTTCTGGTATTACACCTGGTGGTGATACTTATGAAGATAAAAAAGAACAACTAACAGAAGGACTTGTCCCCATAAGGCAGGGTCGTTTTTGGCCGCTTGGCAACACACCATTTGCTGGAGGAAAAGTTCAGTATTACAGACCGTCCTGGTATAGGAAATTGCAAGGTGGAGCAATGTTTACTTCGGACACTTATGGAAGTCCGATGGAAAAATTCTTGTACTACAATGATATTTCTCCACTAAGACCGATAGACCCTTATAGGTTTGAAAGAAAACACTTTGAGGATAGACCATATCCTGTAACTGGAGAATATTTTTCTGGTCCGTTTGGTCCGGCTGTACCACTATTAAACGCGACTCTTGGAAGAATTCTAAAACCACAAGTATTAATGCATGAACAGGAATTAACACAAGGTTTGCAAAACTATGTTCAAGCAGGTCAAGCAGGCGCCTATAATGCAACACCGTATTTAACTTCTCCTGGTGGTGGAATTGGTGGTCGTGGCGGCGGCGGTGGAACCGGAGCTGGGCCTGGAATGATATCAGCTTCTAATGCAAGCTATGGATCAGCTGGTGGCACTCCGTTATACACAGCTGGAAGATTAACAAAAGGAACAATAGCTGGGTTGAACGAACCATTAATGCAAATGGCATACGGTCCGACAAAACAACGTGGGGTAATGCCAGCACAAATAGTTCCTACTGGTTCACCTTTGTCACCTGGTGCATTGCAAATGCAAATGGGTAATCTAGGATACACAACTCAAGAAATGGCTGGTATTTACGGTTTCGGTTTTTCTTCTCTTAGAGAAAAATTTGGCTTTGGTCAAGGCGACTACCAGCCAGATAGGGCAACTTTGCAGTCTGCTTCAAAAGCATATGGAGTAACAAGAGCATTTTGGGATCTCAATCTTGGTGGTGCTGGCGACCTTCCTCTCCCAGCACAAGGTGCCTTGGGTAACTTAGAATTTTCGGAAATAGTAAGAAGATTTATTCCTAAAGAAAGATCAGGAGTAGATTATCTAAATCCAATAAAAAACACTATGGGAGAGCAATACCCGTTCTTGCCAGGCGCAGAATATTTTACCGACTTCACAAGAGGTGATCCTTTTACGCGAATTGCAGAAGGTGAACTAAGGTTGCCTGGCAAAGGTTATGAAAGATTTAATACATTAAATTCTGATGAAACAGGCAGATATGGCTTGGTTGATCAGCTAAGTATATTGGCTGATGTTGCCCCGTACTCAAATCAATTTAAGCAATTAAATGCTTCTGTAGATTCAAAAAATCTTTCTCCGGATCAAAGGATAAAAGTTCAAGAGATAAGAAATAGAGTAGAGCAAACAACTAAAAAATATAATTTTAGTAGATATGAATACAAAGACAAAACAGCTTCTGAATTAGGTATATCAGATAGAAGATATAAATTTGAAAGAACAAAAGAATATTTAGCGCATAGAGACACAATTTTTAATACTAAATTTTGGCAAGATAGGACAGCTCAAGAAGATTGGGAAAGAAGAAATGTTTATGGTTCTACTTTTCCTCAGTGGCAAAGGCCTTTCGAAAGCTTCATTAAACCAATGGCATACAAAGCTACACAGAGAGATCCACTAACTGCTTCTGCAACTTTGCTGGCTGTTGGCACAGCCTTTGGTAGGACTGCTAGAGGAAGAGCTTTTGGTGGTTTTGTTGGGGCAGCAACTGGCTTGTTTGCGTCTACATATGACAATGCTAGAGAGGCAATAACTGGAGAAAGATTTATTCCTAAGGTAAGAAAAAAAGAATTAGCGCTTGAAGAATATACTGACATGTTAAACTATGTTAAATATTCTAGGTTGGCTTCTATGGCGCAACAATCTGGTAGTGGGTTTGAAGCAAATCAATATAGACAAGCCGCAAAAAGAACTATGTATGGAGCTGATATATATGGTGCTCCAGTAGAAACTCTTTCTTTGGCAATACCAAAAAGAAAAAGAGAACACTTTGCAGAAATGATTAATGCTCCAGAATCTGAACGCAAAGCTATATTGTCTACTTCTGGCAGATTAGAAAGAAGAATATATCAAGCAGCATGGGGGATGCCAGTCGAAGATAAGCCTGATTTGGCAGAGTACTTTAGTAGGCACGAATTGCCAGATTTGAATTGGGAAGGTTGGCATCCGAATACTAATCTAGATCATGTAAAAGTTAAGATAGGTCAAAACATGGGTCTTGAAATGTCGCAGATGGGTTACTATCCACAACAGATAAAAGAAGCAAATTTAGCAAATCCAGCTTTCCCTCAATTTAATAGGCAAGAAAATAAAGATGATATACTTGGAAAGTTAAGAAGACTTCTTAGTGGCTCCGGTGTATCTGGAACAATTACTCCAGTAGCAAATACTTTTGGATCAAGCAGCATTGATATTTCAGCAGGTGTTAGGTAATGATACCAATAAACGAACTATTTAATAATCCTAGAAAAGCCGAGTATGCTGCTAGAGCCGGCATGGCTAGAACTGAGCTTGGTAGAACAGGCGCAGCAAGAGTTGATAAAGATCCAACTACTGGAAGATTTAGTTATGTATCATCAGTTAGTGGAGAAAAGTTTGACACTCCTGGTGAAGCTTTCTTGGAAGCTAAAAAATTTTTATTAACAGATTATACAGAACTAAGATATGGGGCATCAAAACTTGGTTCTGAATTTTATGATACTAGATTTTCTCAAGCGGGTTCTGTATTAGAAAATCTTCAAACAAGATTAACTTCTGCAACCGATCTTCAAAGATCACAATTGGCAAGAATCGGGCTTGGAGATATTGACCCGAGTACATTGATGATGCAAATTTTAACTAGCAAAAGCGAAAAAGGAAAAGGTGCAACTTTAGCGGCAAAAGAGTTAGAGAAACTTAGCATAGGCTTTATCCCTATTGTTGATGGAGAGGGTGGAGCTTTTCTTACCATGCAGGCTTTAGTTGGCGGAGAACAAAGGGCCCTATCATCTGCTCAGATGCACATGATGAGCACAATATTGGGGTCTGGTTTATTAAACCAAGAAAGATTGCAATCAGCATTAGGCGAAGCATCAATGCCAGGGTTTGTTAATAAACTACCAAAACGTCTAAGGGCATTCTTTTCTGAAAGAGATATTTTTATGCCGCAAGAAGACATAACGAGAGCTATAGGTAGTATTGATGTCGGTACCGCAATTGAGGATAGAGCTCTAAGGGTTGATTCTGGGATTGACTATCTCAGAAGATATATGGGATTTGCTGGTAGGTCTACAGATTTAGTTTATGATGCTGACGGTAAGGTTATTTCTGGTCTTGGACAAAATTTTATAGTGAAAGAGGGTGGCGTTGAATACAATTTAATAGATGAACTTTTAGACACAAATTTAGTAAAAGCTACCATAGATAATTTGTCAACAGAAAGTTTAGACAAAGGAATTCTTTCAACTGAAAAAATTAAGGACTTAGTTGGACGATCAAACAGCTCAAAAGAATTATTGGGTAATGTTGAAAAAACTTTTGGCAAAAATAGCGAAGAATATAAGTCAATAGAAAGAATAATGAAAGGCGTAAAAAGAGAGTTTGATGGTATATCCGTAGTTAATGATAGGCTAAGAACTTATAAGATGGATGAATTGCAAGGGCGTATAGGCACCATGCAAGACCAGATAAAAGAAATACACGCAGATTTAAGAGCAGGCATACCAGGTAGGAGTAGGCAAGAAGCAGAAGCTTTAGAGCAGCAATTATATGAGATACAAAGGCAATACGACATAGTTTCAAAGGCAAACAATCTGTATCAAGTAACCATGAGAGGAGGTACTGGCGAAGAGCAAATAAAGTCCGCTGCTAATTTTGCAGACTTCGATTTGATAGGAAATAAAAGAGGTTTATTTTCTGGTTTTGCAGCCATCTTAGATGAAGAGGCAATTAAGGGTGAGTTAGGTTTTAATTTTAAAGGATTTGTTTTTAGCGGTCTAGGAAGTAGTAGCGACAAAGTGTATTCTGATCCAGTTTCTACCTCATTCCTTGGTGAACTTTTTGCTTCAGATTATGATATAGAAAATATGAAAAGATACTCTGGAGAAATAATGCAAGAATTTAATACTGCTATTGATCAAAATATTTTGCCACCAAGAATAAAAGAAATGCTGCAAAGAACAGTTTTTAATGATGAGCTGGATTATCTGCCAGAGTACATGACTGAAACAAGAATACGAAATAAAGAATTTGCAAGACAGCTGCTCGAGATGCATCAATCTGGAATATCCCCAAAAGATTCTCCAAGAATGATGAACATGCTAGCCAGTCTTCACGCTTCGGAAATGTTTAGAATACAGACAAAGGGTAACGTTGCAACTTACCTACCAGCTTTGCCTGACGTTAGAAGATTTGCATTGAGCACTGAGAACGCAGCGTTCCAGAGTGGTACGGCACCAAGTGAAAATCTTTCTGGCATGACTAGTGCAAGAATCAAAGGAGTTGATAGAGAAATAGCGACACAGCTTTTAGAGTTCAGAGTAGATGATAATAGGGTTTTATTCGGTCCTGGAATGACAAATAGATTCTATGAGTCTTTGGGTGGTTTCGACTTGGACGACAAAGTCTTAACTAAGATGATGACATATAAAGATAATGGTAATAAGAAAAGACTTTTGTTTGGCATGTACAGACAACCTTCTGGCCCAGAAGAATCAATATATGCAAAAGCAAATTTAGACGAAGGAACACTAAGGTCATATTTCCAGAATGAAAGATTTAGAGGGCTGTTAGAAGATTATAGATTATCGGCTGGCGGCGTAAGGGCTTCATCATTAGACGATCTCTACTCTGTTCTTTGGAATGATAAAAAATATAAAACTATAAATGCAGATGAAGCAGAACAACTTGTTATAAGCATTTTTGATTTTGCTGAGTCCAGAGGTAAAGCTGGACTAAGAATGCTTGATGGTTCCATGGAAGGTGTAGCTGGCGCTCACAATAGAAGAATACTTAGGGCAATAGAAAGACAAGGTTCTTCATCGCTAGCGAATAGTCAACAATATACAAGGCCTGGAATTTTTAAAATATTTGAAGAAGAGAATCAAAAGTATAATTCGCAACAAGGTTATTTGATAAAAGACCAAATTAAAGAACTTCTTGAAAATGATTCATACAAAAACGCTTTGGACTCTTCAGTTTACAATCAATTAAAAACAGCTTTAGAATCATCTCAATTCGATGAAGTGAACAGAGTATTCGAAAAAAATCTAGATAATCCAATTTTAAGTGCGTTAAAAGAACAATCTGTATTTAATAAAATGTTTAGTGTGGCTACTTCAGAAGAATCAGCAGTACTTGGAACGTATGTTAATAGAACAATGTTGGTTGGGTCTAAGTTGAATCAAACGCAAGATTTAATAGAGCATTTAATAAACATGGGCGGGCAAGACGGAAGAATTAGAAAAATCCTTGAACATCAAATAGGTTTAGTTTCTCAGGAACTTGCAATTGACTTTTCCAAGAGTGCTTCTGGAGTTATGCCATCTTTACTTAGTGATATGGATGTATTGAGGGAAAGTTTGACCAGTGTCACTATGGCCATAGATAATTCAAAAGATGTAAACGCAGCCTTAAGAGCTGTAGAAAGAATACGTAAAGCTGGTGGATCGATAGATGATATTGGTGCACAAGCGATAGAAAACCTTGGCAAACGCGTGGGCACAGAGTACGCACAAGTAATGGAGTTGGCAACTGAGATGGCAGTTAGAGACGCTGCAGCTGCTGAAAAATTTAAAGAAAGATTTTTACCAAAAATTGATCAACAATTATTAAAGGGAAGAGCTCAGTTAGTTGACCTTGAATCTATGATCAGAGGTATATCTAGTGGGATACAAACAGGTGCTTCTGACGTTGGTATGTTTAAAGATATAATAGGACAATTGTCCGAAGAACAAATGCCGATAAGTTCAGAAGCAAGAAGAGATGCGCTTATAAGACTTTTTGGTGCGAATGAGCAACACGCTTATGCTACTGTTTCCAGGTTGCATGGCGCAGGCACAGTTGCCGCTGCAAATTTAGAAGCAATGAATAATATCAGGTACAGGAGCAGGACAATAAATCCTGCTTTAGCTTCGTTTGAATACACAGAAGAAGCCAGAAGAGCAGCAGACTTTCTTTTAGAAAAACATACAGAAGAAGCTTCTAGAATATTAAATTTTAGAACAGATATGGCTGAGCTCAACAATGAAGCAACAAAAGAATTATATTTAAGAAAACTTAAAATGGGCGATACGGTGACAGATGACATAAGAGAAGCAGCTCGTAGATCTGGTGTGTCTGTAGAAGAAATGATAAATACTTTAAGGAAAAGAAGCGATCAAATTGGTAAAGAATTTATTTATGATGATTTAAATTATTTTCCAAAATCAGTGCTAGAAGACGTAGCTGGATCTAGTGGAACAATTTCTAGTAATTTAAGAGAATTATTTTCAGCAGCAGAGATAAAAAGAAATTATAATTACCTAGAGAGTTTAAGAGCAAGCGATGATGTAGTTAAAACTTTAAACATTTTAGGATCAACAACAAGCGAGAATCTCTCTTCAAGGGCAGGGCAAACAGCAAAGGAAATCTTAGAAGCTTCAGCATATGGCGTACTGCATGATCCTTCATCAGCTCAATTAGACATACTGGCTCTATTGTCTGATAATAAAGAAATACAAAACCAAGTATTTAATAACAGAAACATGAATGAAGTTAGAACGACAATGTCCAATAGGCTTGATGCAGTTATGGCTGACATTAGGTACTCAGAATTGGCAGATGAATTTAAAACAGATTTAGATTTTATTGGAAGACCAACAACTGCAGCTCCTGCGCCAACTACTACGGTTGGAAAAGATTTGGAAAGAGTAATATCGGGCGAAGAAGTATCTATAGCTAAAGCACAATTTAAACGAATTGGTGAATTCATAAAAGACGGAAGTTTAAAAAACTTATTCCAAGAAAATAAACTATTTAAAAATTCAGTTGTAGCGATAGGAGCTTTGGTCGTTGGCAGCTTTGCTTATCAGGCCGTAAAGGATAGAAGCCAAGAAGACATACAAGGTCCACCGCTCCTGCCTGGTGGATCAGCTTACGAAGACAATTACCCCAAGAGGATGTCTGAAATCCCGCAAATAGGAAACGCAGTTTACAACCCAGGTGTAGATTATAAAGTTAACTTATATGGGAATACAAAAGACGTTTCCAACTTTAGGCAAGAAGCTATGGGGTTAGGAAAATTCAATATGAACACTACTATGTATCGTAGAGCTCCTCAGGCTGGGAACAACCCGTATAATGAAGTAGCTAGCTCTTTCTAAAGGTGACTTATGATTTTTGGTGCTGACAGACAAAACAAAAACTTAAAAGATGCTGCTGCTAAAACTAAAGATACATCGGCTAGAACCCAAACATCTAATGCGTACGCGGCAAGGATAGCTTCTGATAAAGGTAATAAATCTGCATCAAACGCAGCTAACTCTAAAAATACAGTTTACAAATCTAAAAAGAATTTAAAGACTTCGGATACAATTAAATATTCGAAGGAAGGTTTAATAGATGGCAAATCAACGTATTTGCAGATGAATAACTCTGGATACATGAATCAAAAACTCCAGCAAGCTAGGTATACAAAGAATTTTGAAACACATAAAAGCCCGTTCATGCAGAGAAACTTTACAAACATACAACAAACTGGTATAATTAATAATTATAGTGGGGTTACCCAAGATGGATCTTCATCCAGTAGGATTAATGCTATGTCTAAATTGAATATAATTTGATGGTAAAACATGGCTAATCCAAAGATTAATATCTTCTTAGAAGATCACGAGATAGACTCTAAGGCTTATGATTATTTAAAGTATCTTGTTGGTCTATCTTATGTGGATAAATTAATTGATTTTCTTAACCCAGATAATGTTGGCAAAACAGTAAGTTACGCACAGCTAAACGATTTTTTTAATAGTCAAACTATACCTTCTGGCATAACAGAAGATTCATTAAAGTACACTCCAAAAGATTCTTTAAATTTATCAGAAAAAGATAAGTTCAGCGTATTTGCCGCAAACGTAGGAATAAGATATTGGTTGACTGGAACAAGACAACCTATACTGGAATTAACTAGCGAACTTTTAGCTAGGTACAGACCAGGAATAAGTGCAGAAAAAGCAAGAGACGATTTCTTCTATTACAAAGCTTTTCAGCGGAAACCCTTTTCTTACAGAGTACGCAACAGTTATACCTGCAGCAGAGTCTTTATATAATAGATTAAAAATTTGGAAGAAAACGTATAATCCATCAAGAGATAAAAGCGAAAACATAAAAGCTTTAGTTTCACAGGAGTCAACTTGGTTAAACGATCAATTGACTATTGGTTCGAATGATCCTACTGGAGATTCTGTCGAGGCTTTAAACTATTTTGAAGAAGTTTTTGAAAAAGTTTATGAATCTAATTGGAAAGTAAAACTTGATCAATTAAAACTCTATGCTTCTCCGAATCAAGACCCATCAACAGTTGACTGGACCGGTTTCTACAGAGTATTCAAGCCTCTTAGAGATGACAATGTTCTTGACCCACTAAAAGGCGCAGTAGATGCAGACCAATTAAATAGAATTTTTTTAAAGATACAAAATTCAGGGCTGTTAAATTTAGCTGGGTATGCTAGTGACATAGCAGCTTTTGGCAAAAAAAGATTATCTAATTCTGCTACTGTAAAAAGATCTGCATTTGATTTCATAAATCCAACAGAAGATCAAGCATGGTTGGATCAGTTAATATTCACCGTTAAAAACGTATCTAGAGATCCGTTAACACTGTCCACCATTAATATGTATTTCCCATCTTTAGTCACATTCTTTTTTGATGCGTTGGCAGTGACGGCAGATTATTCAGCTGGCGGCACAGGCGGTGGAGAAGAAGACACTGTAAATAATTTAAAAGATTTTTTAAAGTCTTTGCAAACAGCACTAGGAGCAAAAGAAGGTCAAGATGTATTCACTCTTGTTTTTAATGGACCTAATGATCCAAATAACTTCAAGAACACAGCAGAACGAATTAAAGAAGTTTTAAAAAAATCTCCTTATAGAGCAAACATTTCTCCGCAGTCACCGGACATCTTTCACCTTAGGTTGGGTGCCGCAAACTTCTACGTACCGCCGTTATCAATCAATATAAATACCGCATTTAAGACTGGAAGCTTAACAGGTGGTGCTCTTAGACAAAAGAATACTCCAAAATTTAATTCTGGTTATAAAGAAACTTCTATAACAATGAGATTGTTCTTCCCTAACTACGAAGAAATTTGGGGTATATCAGTTGAAGACGCATCTAGGATACAGCTAAAAGATAATTTTGTAATTGATTTTGCCGCTACTGGAGATTCTGATAAAAAAATAGATAAGTTTCTTTCTTCACTAAGGGGTATTGTGGCGGCATTTAAATACTCGCCATTCCTTCCTATAAAGAGCGCCTACTTGAATAGTGTTCATGGCATAACTGCAGTTGCTCTTTCTAATATCCAAATACAGACCATACCTAATTTCCCATTTGCTTTGGCGGTTGATATAGAATTATTAAACTTTAATCATAAACCACTTATGCCGATGATAACCGATTTTAACCAAGCAATACATTGGGGTAAGTATAGACAGTACATGGGCAAGGCAGCTGTATCTTTAAACAAATATGTTAATGGAGAATTTCTTCAAAAGCAAAGTGATGTTAAAGCTTCAGACAGAACAGAAAGCCCTATCACGATGCAGCCAAATGTCACTGATGCATTGGACAGAAGGTACGGCGCAGATTCAATAGAGAAATCTTACGGTATATCTGCAGTCAATCTATCGGAAAGCCAATTGGTTACAAGCGTAATCAATGAGTGGACAGATGGAAATAATATATCTTTCTATATTCCTATAGAATCTCAAACAAAAATATTCTTGCCAGACATGAGTTCTTTTAGGGCTAATAATGAAGAATTATTATCAGATCAAAACGAAGATTTTTGGTCAAGAATATTAAACTATTTTGGAATTAATGTAAATAATTCATCTGACTATGGCGTTAAGTTAGCCAACGCATATGATTTGTCAATGAGCGGACAATACAGTAGGAATATCAGAACTATACTTAAAGATTCTTTAGACGTTTTAACAGCTGGTTCTTCAGATGGAGAAGTAAAAGAAAAAGTATACGCCTATTTAGTTAAAGTATTTAAAATACAAAACAAGAGTTTATCTCAAAATGAAAAAAAATATATAGAAGATATTAATAGCGATAATGTCCCAGCTGGCATTGGCAATGGAAACTACATAGTAAACGGTGAAACACTTTCCAATGTAAGTATAGTTGCAGCAAAAGAGTACATGAAAAAAATAGCTTTAAGCTCAAAAGCTTATCTTGATCAGACAACAAATACTTTGGTCAACAAGAAAGCTAAAGAGCAACTTATACCAATACCAGCAGATGGAGAATTGGGAAGTGAAGCCTATCAAAATCTACAAAAGGAAACTAAGTCTCAAGTAAGTGACGCATTTAGCGTTCTTGTTTATGAAAGATTTTATTCAAGTGGACCAATTCAGGCTTTGATGGAAGCAGTGAGGGCAAGGTCCGGTTCATTCCAGTTTAGAGAGTGGGAAGTACCGATGCTTAAGGTGGACCTAGATCCAACCGCAGTTACAGTTACTGGGGTAAGCGTTTCTATGGGCAATAATTTAGCCAAGCTTCAACTCCAGATGCAAGATGAACCAACCTACCAACACATTGGCGGTAAAGATTCGTTTATAAATATATCTATGACAGTAGTCGGAGAAAAAGAATTAGCTAAAATAAAAAGAGTTTTTGATCATGTAAACGCTTTGGCAAGACTAGAGCATGCAAGCGGCGTTCTTGGGTTTATGGGGATAAAGAATATAATTACTGCATTGTGTGGTATTAAATATGTTATGCCATCAAACTACACAGTGTCGACAGTCCCAGATTACCCTCATGTTTATCAAGTTAACTTAAGTTTAATGGACTTTGATGTTTTCCAACAGACTAGAGAAAAATTAAGTTCTGTACAACAAAAAGATTTTATAGATAATTTTTCTTCAAAAAGAAATCCATTCTTAAGAATCAAACAACTTTGGGGGTCTTTTAACGCCTACCCCGATTTACCTCTTGAGGTAAAAGATACTAACAACGAAACAGTTGGAACTCTTGATCCAGATTTCTATTTTAGATCTTTTGACATGTTTGATAAAGACATTATATACAATATAACACAACAAACTAAACCAATTACTTTCGGTCCAACCGACAAGGATACCATTGAATCACAACAGGTTTTTAAAGCGTATCAATATCTCCCTACGTTTGTTAGAGAATATTCTAGTTTATTAAACAGTGAAGATAAAAAAGCAAAATTAAAAGATTTAAGTATTTGGTTGAGAAGTAATAGTATAGATTTTAATGTCTTCTTAAGAGCATTTGAAACCTGGAACAAAAACCCTTATGATTCTGCGGGTGGATCTCCAATACCATCAAATTCAGGCGTTGTTGTTTTAACAGATTATATAGAATTTATTGAAGAACAAGATCCAGAAATTATTAACAAAATATCTTCCGCACCCTATCAGGTTGGAGATATATCATCTTCAAGCCTAGAAGCGTATAAAGAAATAGAATTGGCTTTAGCTGGAGAGTTTAGCCTTCCAGATGAGAATGAAATAAGTTTTTTGCCAGAAGAATTAAATGCGCACGTTAATATATATATGATGCCGATCAAGGACCCAAGCGATCCAGGTAAGGTCCCAGCCATGCTGGTGTCGGCGTTTGGACAGAACTTTGGTTATATAGACACAGAAAAAGGTTCAAGATTTTATCTTACAATAGATGGAGTAAAAGTTCAAAAGGGTTCAAAAGTTTTTGAATTAGCACCAATACCTATAGAAGAATATTCAAACCCAGCTCTTGGCACTAAGAATTCCGCAGTTGCAGGGCTAACTCCTCTCTCTGATTATGGAAGTCCAATTTCTCATGGAGATGGTCAAGTTCCAGAATGGTCTACTGGCAAGGGACAACCACCTGTATCGGTAAACATGCACTGGGAAAAAATGTTGGTTGACACTCAATATCGAGATGTATCAGGAAGAATGATCAGGGCATTCCCAACCTATATGCTTTGGCTAATAGATGAAGGTGGTTACTTTGCCGGAGTAAAACTGTTTGATAATTTTTATGGCCTACAATCTATTGTTGATTTTTCTGTGGTTTCATCAGAAGATCTTTTGGGTGACACTTTAATATTCAGGGTATCTAATCTATATTCCAAATTAACAAAAGCAGCATCGTCAGATATATTTAGCGCAGACTCTCCGCTTGGTGGAATGGCTTCTTCTGGAATAGGTTCTATATTGGATAATACTTTAAATAAAGCTAGAAATATTCTATCTCATATGAAGAATGATTATGTTGTCAATGTAGAAAACATAATTTTAAAACCAGGAGTAAGAGTTCACCTAAGAGGTGGATACGGTTCAAATCCAAACAGCTTGCAAACGTTATTTAATGGAACTATAACCCAAGTTGAGTACGGGGAAATTGTTACTGTTACAGCTCAGTCAGACGCTATAGAACTTGGCGCAGTTGTTAACTCTACAAATAAAAAAGGTGACAGCGGAAAAATAGATGGAGGAATAAATACTGGGCTTTGGATGTCAGAGCCTAGAGACTTAATGGTCAGACTATTATCTATGGGTACTTCTAGGTTTAGAGAAGGAATAGCTAACGCAAATAGAGGATTAGTATTTTCTGAAAATAAATTTGGTATTAGACATTTTGGCGCAATGATATACGCACCAATGAGTGAAGCAGAAGCATCAAGGCAATATGCTCTAGTTGATGCAGTGGCAGATTCTCACAGAGCTGCTAATGAATTAAGCGGTTCTGCAATAGGTAAGTCCGCGTTAAATATGGTTGGTATAGGTGTGCAAGAATTTAGATACCCAGTAGCTTCTTTGATGGGTCAACTTTGGTCAAATTTCTCAGCTCAAAGAGATATGGAAATATTCAAAAGAAATATATATCCAGGAAACGGAACTGGAATAGCACAATTTTTAGGCGGAGATTTAGGAGATGGCTGGACAAGCGTAGCTTCCATAACGCCAGAAGATCAACCTAATCCAAGATTAGAATATTTATCAAAGTTATCAGACAGATCTTGGAACAGTTTAATGTCCAAGTATGATTCGGCTGACCCAAACGCAACCGCAGTAATTGATTCAACAACACAAGACGGTCAGATAAAAGATAGTCAAGGAAGTGCAAATCTATTTAGAAGTCTTTCTTTGGGTGGGATCGGCGGAACATTGGCTTTAGCTGGTGGGCCAGTAACTGCCACCATTGGTGTTGGCGTAGGTCTTCTTGGTGTTTTAAGTGGAAGAGGCGGAAACAATATCTTCAGAACACTTGGTTTAATTAGCGCAAACAGTGATGACGACATGCCTGGTTTTGATGAAGTTTCTTTTAGGGCTCAAACATATATGAGAACTGTTTGGGATCTATTCCAAACATGCGCTAGATTACTCCCAAATTATATAGTTGCAGTTAGACCATTTGAAGACAGATCAACCGTTTTCTACGGCAAACCGCACTGGCTTTATACTTCCGGTGTAGTGCCGATTACAACTGGGTATCCTGGGGACGAAAAAGCAGCTGAACTAGGAATAATACCCCCACAAATAAATGATCCAGATTTTGATTTGATGACAATCATAACGGACATAAACAAAAACATAAATCCATACGCAGATGCCGAAGCCTTCTTGAGGGGTACTGAACCATTGGAAGCATTAAACGCTCTTGCGGAATCACAAAAAAACGCAGAGGGAATTTTTAATGCGGCTGGCTATTTGAGGGAACAAGGAATATTAATTAATTTTAATGATAAAGATTTTCAAGAAATAGCAGACGCAAAAGGAAATATAATTGCAAAACTTCCTACATCAAAAGGAAAAGTAACAATAGGATTTCACTTACCTGTGGGCAATAATGTCGAGATCGTAACTGATTTAACTGGTTCCTCACACGCGCAGATTCAACAGCTTCCAAGTAGATTCAGGTATCCATTTTTTACCGCAAGAAACAATGACGATAAAACTCTAGATACCTATGCTTTTCAGTACAACATTGCTAAGACCGGAGCAGGCAATACAAACACTGGGCAGAATACTTCTGGTAGTGATTCATTTATTCTGAATAGGGTTGATAATATATATGGACAAGAATTTAAAGATTTTTTAATATATGACATAGACTATCAAACAGAAAAGGGTCTTTCTGGTTCTCAGATTGTAGAGTTATTAAATAATCCTATTGATTTTTCTTTGAATGGTTTTATCCCGGAAACAATTGCAAACCAACAATCACTATCAATAACGATGCCTTTCCCTGAGCCAGCTTTAAACAGTCAAAATTCATCAGATATATTAGAACTTAGTCCAGAGTTAAATGGAAGTAGGCCGTTCTCCTATAGCGAGTGGCAACCACCAAAAACAAATCTAGAAGAGCAATTTTATATAGCCATGAGATGGCCTTACAACGTTGCAGTGTCAGATGAAAATTTAGTTAAGAAATTTAAAAAATGGTATTTTGATAATGACAGCGCATCTTTGTATGGTGAAGCTAAAGACTATCAGAATATGCACGTACTTGTGTATAATCCTTCCGCTAATAATGGACAAGGTGCAGCCGTAGTTTGTAAGCCAGCCTACTTTCTTTGGGGCAAAAATGAAACAGTAGATATTAAACTCGCAAATGCTAATGGAAGCGATGCAATTAATCTAGAGCAAACAGAAATAGATGCCGTAGTTTCTCCAGACGCAGCTTATTACTTGGACGTTTTAACTGTTAATAAACTTTCTGTTAAAAGAGACGAACCAGGCAAAGACGCATGGAGATATGAAGATAAGGGATACGCACCGGTACCGGATATAGAAGAATGTTATTTTGCATTTGTTCCAAATACAGTTCCACTTGGTGTAGCCTTTAGTTCTGTAGTGCCAATTAAAAATTTCAAAATTAAAAAATCTACTAATAATGGACCTGCGCTTGAACCATTTAATCCTGGTGCAACTGAGGCTCCTACAGAAGATTCAGTTGTAATTGGGTTTGGTCCTTGGACAGCGGGGACAGATGGTGGAGACTTGTACGCTATCTTAAAAAACCCAAACCTAGAAGCAATTAGACAGTATGTTCCAGAAAATGCAGCCGATACAGGTGACGCTAATTATGCACGCGGTGGAAATTTTAAAAGCTATTATGATCTGATAAGAAAACCAGTTGATGATGCAAGTAGAGGAAATTTAAATGATTTACTGTATGGAATGAATATTCTTAAAAGCGAAAAATCAGATAAAGATTATAGCTCTTCTGGGAGAATAGAGTTCCCATCAGTTTATTCTCTTCAAGATAGTACTTCAATTGAGTCAAGAAAATTCTACGATGAAGATTATGATTTGAATACAACAGTTATAGCTGGAAACGGAAGAACTTTAGCTCAAGCTCAGCAAATATGGGACCAGTTTCGCTATGGTTATCATACATACGAATCAGTTAAAATCATTTTTGAAGAAACATATTTAATGAATTGGGATGATACGACTCCATTCACTGGCGAAATACAAAAGATTTTTAGTGGCAAGCAACTGCCAGATGATTTTGGAACCTATAATAAATTTAATGTTACGGGCAATAGCGCTTTAGATGAATTTAGTTTATTGTTTGGAGATAAGCCGACTTCATCACAGGCAGATGCAATAGAGTTTGCAAGAAAAAATTTCATAGATGCACCTATAGCTGATGGTGGTTTAATAGAATATTTTAATGCACTTAGCATAGAAAAAATAGCACTTTTAAAATCAAACTTATTTGATCCAGTCCAAATGGGCAATATATATGGCGAAACGTTAACTGAAGCAGACCTAGGTTCTCTAATAAGAAACCCTCAAGATTTATTCTATTATCTTGTTGGTCTATTCAGACAGGCTATGTGGAACGACGCCTACGCAAGAGCTTGGTTGGTTCTTAAGCCAGATAGAAGAATAAATTATGGCAATTCTCCTACAGATGAAACCTGGTCATTCAAACCTGTTGATAAAATATTCCAAGCTTTTATTTTCCCAGGGAACACGTACGCTAAAGATAAAACTAAATTCCTTCAACTTCTTTTTAAGAACAAGAGTGAGGGAAATAGTACAACTAACTTAGCCAGTAGAACTCTAAGTAGTTTAGGCGATTTTTATGATAAGAGTATTGGTCAGATATTTAATGCTGTCACCGACAGCTTATCTGCGTTGTTCAACGTGTTCAGACTCAACATGCTTCAAACTGGCTATGGGCTTTCTCAGAGTACAGTGCTTGCAAGACAGGCAAATATTCTGAATAAAGCTTTAAACGATTCTATATATTATCAGTTGGGAAGACCAGGTTCTTTGTTAAGGGCTGTAGATAATCCGTTTACAAGAGAATACGCAGAACCGGTAGTAGAAATTAGAGAGCCATTCCAAAGAATACATTACCTAAGTTCTTTCTCTCATATATTATCAAATCAAATCCAAGAAAATTCTGGAGTTGCCACGACAATAACAGCGGTATCCGATGGCAAGTACCCAGTAACTGTATCTTTAGATAAGGGTGCGCCAGCTGATAGGCAAGTTGAGAATACTGTAGAGACTGGTATCTACTTTGACAACGTAGTCGGCAGTGGATTTTTTGGGTTCTTACACCCGTTGCTACATCCTTTTGAAACTGGAAGAGGAATATCTAAAAACGTAACTGGAGCACCAGATGAGTTAAGTGCGAAAAGAGTTGCGCTCAGTCACCTAAGAGAATCCGTAAAAGATATATACAGCGGAGAAATAATTATATTAGGTAACGCAGACATAAGGCCTCATGACTTAGTTTACCTTGCTGATATATATGAAAGAATGTACGGTATGTTTGAAGTAGAACAAGTCGTACATCACTTTACTTCAGAGCTTGGTTTCGTAACTTCGATAACCCCAAACGCCCTAGTAACTGTTAATGACCCAGCAAGATGGTTTATGACTTCCTGGTTGCATTCTTGGATGAATGTCCAAACAGTAAGAAATGATACTAGAATATATCTAGATTCATTAAGAGCTGGCAATACTGGTATAACTATGGGCGGAGAAATATCTTTAGACGCTCTAGGCAATTCGTTAACTCCACAATTAATAGGCGGCATGCAATTTACTGGTGGATCTTCAGCTTTGATAAAAGACGTTGTGGCGAATGTTACTGCTTCTGGTTTTACAAATTCTGGTTTATCAGAATCAATAAAAGCACAAGCCGCTAAGAATGGAAACAATGGTCAAGTAGATGGTGCAGCTATTGCTGGAGTAATATCTGGAACAGCTGGCTTGGCAGTAGCTGTCGGTTCAGCTGGTTATGGCGTTGCAGCTGGCGCAGCAGCAGTGTCGGCTGGAACAATTGCTGGAGTTGGTGCAGCCCCTATCATAGCTACAGCTGGCATGTTGTTGGGTCCTTTAGCCTGGAAGGCTTGGAAGTGGGTTAGAAACAATTTGTTAGATCAGCACGGATGCTACGTACAGTATCTAACAAGAAACGGCCAACCAATGGAAGCTGGCCTTTCTTATAACCAGGGCATGGTCGTGGGAAGGTATCACTCTATAAGCTTACTGCCAGGAATACTTGGTGTAAGAACAAAAACTCGTTCAGCAGATGGTTACGAATATATTAGAACCAACGATTTGATGAAGAGTCTTGGTTGGAGTGAAAGAGAAACAGCAAATTTTGTTAGATACGCTAGCTATGAAAATGCACTAGTCCACGCACAAGTCCTGGGCTTAGCTGGTCTTGGTCCAGATAAAACTGGTTTTGAACCATTCTTTAAGGTTTTGTGCACCTTAGATAAGGGAACTGGATTGGGTGGTTCGGGTGTAACTGACGGCGACACAATACATGTTAAAGATGTATTGAATCCTAATGTTAAATTTACACTTCGTTTAGATGGAATAAACGTTTCCGAAAAAGTCCAAGTAGGATTCACAGAAACCTCTAAGAATGGTTATGTAATAGGAAAAAATATAAGATTAATAAACGGCAAATATTACGCTACATTAGTTACTGGTGGCTACGATTACGATTCCGAGGATGAAATAATAAAAGATTCTTTCGGATATCCTGTTCCTAAGCCAATAGAAAATAATTTAATTCCAGCTAGAATGATTAATAATCAAGTTGCTTCTGGGGATAATATAACAGTAAGGAATTTAGGCTATCCATTCGATGGAACATTTAATGTCTTATCGTCTGTTGTAGTTGATCCAAATTTCAATTCAAACATAGTTAATTACGTAACATATGAGTTAAATCCAAATCAATCATCGATAGATTTATATGGCCCAGTACAAAATTATTATGATAGCAATTTACAAAATACTATAACTCCAATAGACAACAAGTTAATATTTGATTTGAATAACGAAAAACAAATAAAATATAGTTCTGAACCTATTGAAAATGATTTAGTAATTCAAGACTTTGGTAGTCCGGGAATGGTCGCAACAGAATTTGTAAAAACTGTCTTGGAGAATAAAACATTTGTTGTCAGGATTAAACAGTCAAGAACTGCTCCAAATAAATTTGAAAATGAAAACGATTTTGAACCAAATGGTAATGACAATAGAATTAAGTTCTTGAAAGAAAGATACCAAAGAACTCTGGGAACAGTCTTCTACAGCGTGCCATCTGGAGCTATGGAGAAATACAAAAATACTGTATTTACTTTTATGAAAAATTACGACTTTAACTCTGACCTAATTAGGGCTAAATTTAAAGATGAATTTTTTGATTCAAAAGAACCATTCTATATTAATTTCCCATACATATTTAGCACTGCATATGAATTGAACAATAGATTCGACTGGAACAATAATGATTATACAGAAATGTTATCTGAGGGTGAGCCAAGGGGCGAAGAAAGAGTGAGAACATTCTATGCTTTGATAGAAGTTCTTAAGCTGTATGAACTTTATGGCAATGCGTCAAAATGGCCAATTATGCTATGGGATGAGTACTATGAAGATGGAACTCCAGTAACTCTTAACTGGGAATTAATTACCAGAAATTACGGAACAACAGTTTATACAAAAGATTTATTAACTGAGTCCGAATCAGTTATAACTAGTTCTGAACAAATGATAACAAAGGGTAAATAAAATGTCTTATTTTGATATATCTATTGACAGTTTGCAAAATTCAGAAACTTTTGCCAATGCAATAGCTGATAACATAGTCCCCAAAAATGGCAAAAACATAATAGGAACAACTACAGCCCAAAGAGGTTATTCTGGTCAAACTTTAAGTTCAACTGATTTAGTTTCAGCGGCAAGCGGCAAAGACCTTTTGGCCAGCGGAGTCTATGCAAATATGTATAGATTAAATATGACTAGAGAAAGTCTTTCAAGTTTAAGTAGTTCCATATTAGGTTCTGAATATTCTGACTTACAGATACCATCTGCAAATCAAGTTGACGCTGATGGAAACCCAATTATGAAAAAGGGATCAGAAGCAGCACTGAGTATAATCGCTTCAAGTAGTTTAGGCAGAAGTTACAATGCAGGTATTATCCCAGATTTCCAAAATTTGCTAGAAAGCAAGTACAGGCAAAATGATTCTGAGGGTGGTCATTCTGGAGAAAACGGACCACCAACAACAGAAGCGGTTAGCTCAGGCTATATGCCTATAGCACTAGCATCAAACTTAACAGAACAAGAAATCAAATATTATATTTCAAGAGGAAGTATATTAAAATCTTCAGCTAGCATAAATGATTCCGGAGTATTAACTCAGGGTTTTCAATTTGATATAACAGATAGTCTTATTGGCATAACTTATAATTCAACAACAATATTTCCTGGCATAGAAGGATCTGGCAAGATTCAAACAGTACCAGAAGATATAATAAAAGCAAAACCTCAAAAAGCTTTTATTTCAGCAGCTTTAACCGAATGTTTGTTGTATTTAGCAAGCGATACTGGTGGAGAATCTTTGAAAATAATCGGTGGGTTTGGAGCATTTAGGGCTTCAGGTTCATCTGATCAGGGAGCAAATTTAACTGAATTAGTTTCAGGAAACAGTATAACCGATCACGCATTTGGTAGAGCTTTTGATTTCAGTTCTATAACAACATCTGGTCAAACAGTCAGGCCGTTAGCTTCTGGAGTTGAAGCCTATAAGGTCCATTTTGAAAACTTACTACTTAAGTTGAGTACTGCCCCGCAGCACATACTTCCGGATTTTATAATGGTAAACAGTTGGGTTGGTCAAGATTATGCTAATGGGAAAACAAATGGAACTGTAAGTAAATTATCTCAAAGATATCCAAATTTAAAATTTGTAAAAATAATACTTGATTCCAACGCCCATGCAGATCATATACACATGAGTTTTTCTCCACAAAGAGGTGGAATATATGTTGGTGAGAATGGCGCACTATCTTCGGTTTACAGTAAAGCCGATTCTAACGCATCGGCTGGGTCATCTTCTTCAACAAGGCCCGATAGTGCACCAGTGGTAGTAAACACCTCAGCTTTAACCAAGGTTTATACTGATCAAAGTAAAATGACAGACTTAGAAGTTTTTACTGTTCTAAAAGAATACGGAAACTTTTCTCCAGAAATGGCAGCTGTTTTTACAGCGATAGCATTTAGAGAATCAAGCTGGAGGCCAAGGGTGGTTAACAGCGATTCTTTTGTTGGTCTTTTCCAAATAGGCACTAAGGAATCATGGAGCAGAGATTTAGTGATAGATCTACAGCTACCATTTGAATCTACAGTTAAAATGTGGCAGTTGGCTTTGGCAGATAAATATGAATCAACAAATTTAACCGGTGATGAAATACAAGCATTAATAAATTCTAGGTCTAGATCAGAAAGAAGCGCAGAGTTCTATGCCGGTGCATCAGATCAATTATGGATACCAGTAAACCAGGTTAGAATGTTAAGGTCTAAAATAAACCAAAGGAATTATGCAAAAGAAGTCACCTCCGGCAATACAAGATTCACCTGTGTGTTCTTTGCTTGGGGTGAATCTTTCTTAAGAAACAGTTGGATGACAAGTGTTGATTTCCAGAAGGCTAAAATTGTTTACATAAAAGCTGGCGGAGATGTTGAAACCTTAAAAGCTTGGATTTTAAAAACAGTGCCAAAAGATTCCACAGCCTGGTATAATTTTGATGACGAAGAGCATTCTGATAAAACTAAAATAGAAGCTTGGGTAAACGAAGAGGTTTATTTGGGCGAGCAGTACGGTAATTGGAAAAATGGAGTATTCACTCCAACGCGAGACGCAACGTCTTCTGACAAATGGTTAAAGTGAGGAATTTTTATGGCAATTAATTATCCAAAATTTGACAATAAAATACAAAATCAAATTGACCTATCAAGAATGCGTCAAGCCAAGACAAGGCCTGGTGTCATCATGCAATTTGATAAAAAAAGCAATCTGGCGACAATCATATTGGACGATGCGTATTCTGGCCAGGTTGGAAACATTATAAGTTCAGTCCCCTGCCCTGCTATAATGGGTGTTCAAAATGTTGCACCAGAACCAGGAACACGTTGTTTAGTAGGCTTTAGGGACGACAATGAGAACAAGGCTTATGTTATAAGCTATTTTGAAGAAAGCAATTTAGGGTCTAACTACTCTAGTAATTATACGGTTAATACTGGAATACCAAAGTTTATGGCAAGATAAGATGGACAACACAGCAAAACAAAATGCAAGTCAACCAAATGCAAATTTCCCTGTAGGGGCTGAACTTAGTAGAAGAAACCAGTTTTCTCAAAGAGAAGTTGGGCTAAACCACCCTGACACAAATTCATTCTTAAGATTGAATGATGAAGGAGATGTAGAGATATTTGCTGCTCCAGGGGTTGGCATAGTTATAAGCGCATCCAGCAGAACGATATCCTTCTTCGCGGAGAAGGTAAGATTTTTCTGCGCTGAAGACGGCTTGAGGTGGAATGAGTTTAACTTTAATTATTCAGCATCTGACTACTCCCAGCCAACTCTAGTAAAGGTAGACCCTAAAAGTATACATATGGCACAGAATAGCGCGTATCATTACCTCGCTAAACTTAAAGATATAGATCAGAAAGAAGCTCAAAAGCCTATTACTATTAACGAAGAGTACGGTTTTAGTCAACAACAACCTGAAACTGGGCAGAAGTATACCTCCGCATTTTCAATGGAAGGTTTAAACCCTGACCAGATTGTTTTCTTGGACAATATTCTAAAAGATCATTCTACTGAATATGTAGAGTACGTAGTAGAACTAATGAAGAATGGTTATTCAAATCAACAGGCTAAAGAAAAGGCTGATAAAGATAAAAATGTCTGATTTATTTTTAACGATGTCTGGTGATTTATTAATTAATGGCAATAAAGATTTATCATTAGTTAATTCTGGAGCTCAAAATGATGTCCAACAAATTTATATTAGATTGATGACAGAGCCTGGTGACTTTTTTACATATCCAAATTTGGGCACTGACCTTTCTATTCTTTACGGGATGCCACAGAGTAAAGAAACCGGAGATTTAGGACAAAGATTAATTAGGGCAGCGCTTGAAAAAGAAAATATTTTTCAAGGTAGGAATATAGAAATAACTTCTGTCCCCACCAGTGCAGACTCAATTAGATTTGATGTGCACATAACCACTGATAGCAATGAACCAATTGTGTTGTCTGTAACACAAAATTTGTGAGGATAAAATGATATACGGTACAAAAGATAAATCACAAATAGTTAATTCTATTTTAGATTCATTACAACAAAATGCCGGTATTGCTGCTGTACAACCTGGTTCGGTAGCCAGAGCATTCGCTGAAGCCATGGGTTCTGAAATAGCAGATCTTTATTCTTCGCTTTCTTTTACCCTTAGACAAGGGGGTTTGTCTACTGCTTCTGGCCGTAACTTAGATCTCATTGGCGACCTATATAATATTAGAAGAAAAGACATTTCAGACAATGCCGCGGCGGAAAGACAGTCTTATAATATAGAGTTCTATATACAGACTCCGTATAGCGTAGATATTGTGATCCCTAAGGGAACGATCATATACACTAACGTAGATAATTTTAGCACAAAGCAGTATAGGTTTAAACTCAATGGTGCTGTGAGCATAGGGGCGAGCACAACAAGGGCCTATGGTTTAGTTATACCAGATTTCACAGATAATACATATACTGCTCCAGTAGGTTCTTTGACTAGACATAATTTTATTAGCCCTCCTGGCGTTGTGGTATATTGCAATAACCCAAAAGAAGTTTATGCCATTATTAACTCAGAATCTGACGACAACTATAGAACAAGAATAATAGGCGCATTAAAGACCCGTACGGCTGGTACGGTTGAGGCAGTGCGTTTTGCAGCCCTATCCATAAAGGGTGTCAAGGATGTTAGGCTGAGAGAGTCTTCGTATGGCCTGGGTTCTTGCGATGTTATTATTGTCCCTGAATCAACAGCAGAAATAAAGATGATGCCAGAAATGGTTTATAACACAATAATTAACGTTAAGCCAGTTGGCGTTAGGTTTAACGTTAGAGTGGCAGAGAAGATTTCTGTAAACGTTATGGCTACAATAATGGTTTCATCAACTGCTTCAGAAAGCCTTGCTGCCGGCATCAGAAACCAAGCTGCGTTATTTGTGAGAAGATACTTGAATTCATCTACGGTTGGAACCACTATATCTATATCTGAAATAGAAAGACAAATTAAGTTGTCTTCAGATTACATAAGGTCTGTAACGATAAACTCGTTTAATGCAGATGGAAAAGAAATACCGCTAAAAGATTTTACCCCATCTAGCGATAAAATATACCCTGTAGCTGGAAGTGTTTCTATTAATTCTGTTATAATGGGCATTAACAATTATTAACCCTAGAATAGGTTAGGTATGAAAAAGACTTTTGTTGTTACAAACAAGCATATAGTTCGCGCCCCAAATATAGCTCAAGCTAAAAATGTGGTTTTTACTGGCGAAGGCCATGGCGACGTCTTGGGGGAGTCTTCTTCTGTAGAAGAAATCTCGCAAGAAGAAGTTATTGATTATATTAATGAAAAAGATTTAATGTACGTACAGTCAGCCGCTGTAGAAATAATAGACGAAGAAGAAGAGGAAGAGTCAGAAGATCTTTTGTCAGAAATATCTGATTCAAGAAATGACTTCCTAAGATCAGAAAATAGAAGATTGGCTAAGAGAGTAGAGACTCTTAAAAACGTACAAGACGAGGTTGTAAGAGCAGCCTATGCCGCAGCCTACGATGCCTTTGCCGGCTTTGAGTTCCCAGAAATTAAAGCTCCTTCTTTAAAAAAGAATAAAGAAAAAGTTCCAGAAACTGCAGTAGTAGTCTTTGCAGACTGGCAAATGGGTAAGGTAACACCTGATTATAATACTAATGTATTAGAAGAAAGAATAGAAAGATACACAGAAAAGCTGTTAGAAATAACAGAGATTCAAAGAATGGATCATGAAGTAAATGATCTTCATATCTGGTTGTTGGGCGATATAGTCGAAGGTGAAGAGATTTTCCCTGGGCAAAGCCACCTTATAGACTCTGGTCTGTACAGACAAGTTGCCGTTAATGGTCCAAGAATACTTGGGAACTTTGTTAAGACTGCATTGGAAAACTTCAATCATGTGCACATTACTGGCGTGATAGGAAACCATGGAGCAGTAGGCGGAAGAGCACGCAAGCAGCACGATCCAGAAACCAACATGGATAGAATGCTCTATAAGATTATAGAGTTGATTGTTGGAGACGACGAAAGAGTAACCTTTAATATTCCAGATGGCGTAGGAGAAAGAAACTGGTATGCCGTTGACACAATCGGCAACTACAGCAGCTTATTAATTCATGGCGATCAAATGCCTGCACCAAACGCTTTCCATGGTTACTATAAAAAAATAATGGGATGGAAAGATGGAGCAATTCCTGAACATTTTGATGATGTTTTCATGGGCCATTATCATCAGCAATTTAAGATGACGATAGGAAGTTCCATGTTAAGAATCTCTGGTTCTCCAGAAAGCTATAACACTTATGCCCAAGAATACTTCTCGTCTATGAGCAGACCTTGTCAGCATTTAATGTTTGTGCACCCAGAAAATGGAGTAACTTCAGAGTATTCTATTTGGCTAGACTAAGTTAAAGGAATCAGGAATGAAAAGTTACCTGTTAGGTTTCCAAACTGGAGACTTTAATAAAAATGGGAACATTTGGACAACTGGTTCTATCAACCTGTACAGCAATAAGTTTTATAAAAATTATTCATATTATAGATCAAAAACTGGATTAAACTTAATACGGAGATTACACCTTTGTTGGAACAGAGGTGTCTTCTCCGTCTTATTCCGCTGGCCATTCAACGCCAATAGACCCGCTAGCTTCCTATGTAACTAACTACGGAGAAGTAGTTAGGGACGAGGCAAGCCCCTCACTGCTCAGATTTGTTGACACTAGTTCTAGGGTTGACATAATATCTTTTAAGCATAAGTTCACCAGTGTTCCTGGCGATCAACAGCCAACATTCACGTTTCAAATATATGAGTCAGATAAAGACAACGGACCTTGGCTTAAATCAACGTTAAACATAGATTCAAATTCAATATTTTTAAGCAATTCTAAACCATATATAAAAATAGAATTAACAATATTTTCTGACGTAGAAGACTTGTCAGCACTTGGTTTATTATTGTATGTTAACGTAGCAATACATGATACTACAACCCCAGTAATATCTGATTCTGCTAGAAATATTTTAAGAAAATTTCCTACATGGATGGACATCTATGATGACTCAATTGAGCACGCCACACCAGAACTAGCCACCCCAGTAACTGTTGGTGGTAAATTTGTTAACTCTTTAGTCAGTCATTACTTAGATGATTTTAATACTCAATTAGATGTTTCAAATATAAACAATTTTATTAGCACAGCAGATATTGACATTCCAGCCTGGGGCTATGTATCCTACAATATACCAGCAGCTTCTTTAAATTTTGTTGGCGATCTAATTAAATTAGCTAGAGCGTCTTCATTAGAAAACTTTAATTCTTCAAGGTCTACTGACTATATCTATTATCACAATCTATTAGATAGTCAAATAATGACATTGAGAAAATTTGATTCGTTAACTATAGATGGATCAATTTATTCACAAGAACCGATTATGTTGTTTAACATATTTGATGAATTTGGCGCAAGGGTTGGGCTGAAAAGATTGTACCTAGAGGAAAATCTTTCTTTCAAAAAAAGAATACTCGATGCGTATATAAACCCTCCGTCGGTAAGCTTAGATGGTTTTAAGAAAACTCTAAGAAGAGAATTAAATATTTGGGCAGCTTATGGCGCTACTCCAGATTCAAATTACCAGGGCGCAACACCAGATGTTTTAGAGATTAGAGACATAGAATCTTCCACTCCATACATTGCCGATAATGGTGTGCCGGAAAACCGCTTTTATGATTTTGTTAAATACATAAATGAACAATATCCATTCAACTTGGGCTATGCGAACTGGGGAGAAAGCATATGGGATTATGCTGGCCTAGACAATGAGGGCGTGGATTACATCCCGAGCACCTATGACAATGCAACTCCGTTAGCCGATTATTTCCAGCCAGGTGTTGGTGATTTTAAAGACCTTAGTATTGAAAT